GTCCAACGAGGCCGGGTTCACTATGCGCGAGGTCGGGCTGTTCGATGCCGACGGCAACCTGTTCGCGGTCGGCAACCTGCCGCCCACGTACAAGCCCAACGCGTCGGAGGGGGCGTTTTCCGATGCGCTGGTGCGCATGGTCATCATCCTGTCCAACGCGTCGGCGATCACGCTGCAGGTGGACCCCAACATTGCGGTGGCGTCGCAAACGTGGGTGACCAACTACATCACGCCGGCCACCACGTTGCCGCCCGGCGGCTTCACCAGCCAGGTGTTGGCCAAGCACACCAACGCCGACGGCGATGCGGTGTGGGTCGACCCGAACGATGCGGTGAACGTCACCGTCGAAACCGTCGAGGAAGACCAGACGCTGGCCGCCGGCCAAACGACCATCGACATGGCCGTTGTCAGCACGCAAGGGCTGGCCGTGTACGTCGACGGCAAGCGCCTGCGCAACGACGAATGGACGGCCGTCACCACCACCCAGATCACGCTGGCTGCGCCGGCCGTGGGCGGCGAGCACATCATCCTGGTGCAGAACGACCAGACCGGCATGGCCGACGTGCTGCGCGCCTCGCTCAACTTCGCCGACGTGCTGAACAAAGCCACGGCGCGCGACAACCTTGGCCTGCCCGAGTGGGTCGCCACCGTGACCATCGACTGGGGCAAGGTCGGCAACAAGCCATTGGCGTTCCCCCCGAGCGACCACGAGCACGCATTCACCGACGTGCCGGGCCTGACGGATGCGCTGGGCGGCAAGGTCGCCACCGCGACCCAAGTCGCCTCCGGCACGGGACTGTTGGGCGGCGGCGACCTTTCCGCCGACCGCACCCTGTCGATCGACTTCGCGAAGAATCTGCAGTCCATCGCCAACAAGGCCGTGCGAGCCGACGACGGGCGTTTGTCGGATGCCCGCCCGCCGACCGCGCACACGCACAGCATCGCCAACATCACCGGGCTGCAAGAGCAGCTCGATGCCCTCAACGCAGCCATCGCCAACTGCCTGCCCAAGAACAACCCGACCTTCACCGGCACCATGACCGGCCCGGCGTACAACGAGAATTGAGCGCATGAAATCCAAAGGCATCGATTTCAGCGCGCTGTTCGACCCCGACGTCGTAGGCGATGGCCCCACCGCGCCGGATTACCGCGTGGGCGGCGTTCCGCTTCGGTTCGCGGCGCTCAAGTACGGCACCAAGCGTGCTGACGTGGGATATGCCGAGAAGGGCGTGGACGTGAGCAACAAGTGGGCGGCGAAAGGCACCGCGAAGTATCTGCTTGGACCGCCGGACGGCATCATCGTCGAGAACACGGGGGCCGGCGCCGCGTTCACCGCGCTCACGATCAACAGCGACGGCACGTGGACAGCATCGGACGGCAAATCCGGCTACTGGTATGGCAGCGCCGCCAAGGCGGGGGTTGGCGCCGGCTACGAGCTGCAAGCCACCGTGGGCGGCGGTGGACCAGGGACCGTCGTCAACCCGGCCGTCGGCTACGTCTCGCTGTCGGCGTCGCGCACCATCTCCTACAGCAGCACGTCGACGGGCTCGCGCACCGTGACGATGTACATCCGCCCCCTGGGCGTCGCGGCCATCGCCGGCACCGTGCAGCTCTTCAATACGATCGACGGCTGATCGCGGGCAACTCTGGCGGACATTCCGCCAATGGAGCCGGACGGCTCGGAACAGGACGATACACCCTGACCTGATCCGAACCGGAATCCCCGACATGCCCGAACAGTTCTTGCACGGCGTCGAAGTCGTCGAAATCGACAGCGGCGACCGCCCCATCGCCACGGCAGCATCCAGCATCATCGCGGTCATCGGCACTGCACCGCGCGCTGATGTGCTGGCGTTCCCGGTGAACGCTCCCGTGATGGTCGCCAACTCGCGCACTCTGGCTGCCAAGCTGCTGTCGGGCGTGGGCGCCAGTGACGGCACGCTGCCGGATGCGCTGGACAGCATCTTCGACCAGGCCGGCGCCGCCGTCATCGTCATCCGTGTTGAAGAGGGTGTCGACGACGCGGCGACGCTGGCGAACGTACTCGGCGGAACCAATGCGCTCACCGGCGCATACGAAGGCGTGCATGCGCTTCTGGCCGCCGAGTCGGTTACCGGCTTCAAGCCGCGCATTCTGATCGCTCCGGGCTTCACGCATCGCACCGGCGTTACCGCAAATGCGGTCGTCGCCGAAATGCAGGGCATCGCTGATCGCATGCGCGCCGTCGTGATCGCGGACGGTCCGTCGACCACCGACGCCGACGCGATCACCGCCGCCGGTGACAGCGGCACGCGCCGCGTGTTCTTCGTTGACCCTCGCGTGCTGAAGGTCGACAGCGCTGGCGCAATCGCTCCGGCCTGGTCATCTGCTGTCGTGGCCGGCGTCATCGCGCGCACCGACAACAGTCGCGGGTGGTGGGTGTCGCCGTCGAATCAGGAGATTTTCGGGATTGTCGGCACCGAGCGCGCAATCGACTTCAGCATGTCGGACCCGGCGAGCCGGTCGAATCTGCTGAACGTGGCGAACGTCGCGACGATCATCCGCCAGAACGGGTTCCGGCTGTGGGGCAACCGCACGCTGTCGGCGGACCCGAAGTGGTCGTTCCTGTGCGTGGTTCGCACCGCCGACATCATCGCCGATTCGCTGCAGGCGGCGCATCTGTGGGCCGTCGATCGCGGCATCACGAAAACGTATGTCGAGGACGTGCGCGAGGGCGTGAACGCGTTCCTGCGCAACCTGAAGTCGGTCGGCGCAATCCTGGGCGGGTCGTGCTGGCTGGACCCGGAGCTGAACAGCGCGGCGAACATCGCGGCCGGCAAAGTCTATTGGGACTTCGACTTCACCCCGGTCTATCCGGCCGAGCATCTGACCTTCCGCTCGCACCTGGTCGACAACTACATCGCGGAGATTTTCTAAGCCATGCGCAACGTCCGCAAAAATTTCAACTTCTTCGTCGACGGCAAGGGCTTCGCCGGCCAGGTCGAATCCTTCACCGCGCCGAAACTCACGCTCAAGGAAGAGGACTTCCAGGGCGGCGGCATGTTCGGCCCCACCGGCATCACGATGGGCCACGAAAAGCTCACCGCCGGCGCGGTCCTGCTGTGCGACGACCCGGACATCATGTCGAAGTTCAGCGTCGTCGAGGGCGGCACGTACCAGTTCACCGCGCGCGAGCAGCTGGAATCTTCAGACGGCACCGTGACTGCTGTCGTCCATTCGATGCGCGGCAAGGTGAGCGAAATTGACCGGGGCGAGTCGAAGCCCGGCGAGAAAGCCACGACCACCCTCGCGCTGTCCCTCAACTACTACAAGCTGACTCACGGCGCCCGCGTCGTGCAGGAAGTCGACGTGTTGAACATGGTGTGGGTGCAGGACGGCGTTGACGCTCTGGCCGCAGCGCGCGCGGCGCTCGGCATCTGATGCGATCGGGTATGGACGACGGCTGAAAAACACCTGGCGGCGGGCCATCCGCCGCCCATATCGTCAACTTCGACAGAGGCAAGCAAGCATGAGCAAAGAAAACAAGTCCGCCCCCGCGCACATCACCGAGGGCGATGGTTTCGCAGACATCGCCCTGGCGAGCCCCGCCAGCATCGGTGGCGTCAAGACGTTGGCGGTTCGCATGCGCGAGCCGACAGTCTCCGACATGGAGGCGTCGAACGACTCCACCGCATCCGCTGCAAAGCGCGAAATCACGCTCTTCGCGAACCTGTGCGAGGTTGCGCCCGATGACATCCGGAAGCTGACCGTCCGCAACTACGCGCGATTGCAGGACGCGTTCTCGCTTTTTACCAGCTGACACCGAACGACGTCCGCCAGGGCGTTCTAGCACTCGCCAGCCATACGGGCTGGTCCCTGGCGGAAATCACTTCGTTGCGCGTGTCAAAGTTCGTTTGGTGGGTTCAGGGGTTGCCGAGGCGTGATGACGAGTAAGGAACAGGCGTCGTAAGTGGCCGGGAAAACGCTCAAAGCTTCGATCATCATCGGCGGGTCCATGTCGGGCGCGTTTCGGACGGCGCTGTCGTCGACGAAAACCGGCCTGAAGCAAATTGGCGAGGAAATCGTCAACGTCGAGCGCCGGCAGCGGCTACTCGGCCGCAGCATCGACACGTTCCGCCGAATGGGCAAGGGCGTCGAGGGGTTGCGCCGCGAGTACGCCGGCCTTGCCATCCAGGCCGACAGGCTGCGCGGCGCGCAATCGCGGCTGGCGAACGTGCAGGCACGCATCGACGCGAACCGCGCGCGCCGACAGGAACTCGGCGGGCAGTTTCGCGGCGCTGTTGGCGTGTTCGGCGCCGTTGCGGCGACGACCATGTTCCCGGTACGGCAGGCGGTGCAGTTCGAAACGGCGATGCTCGGCGTCGCCAAGCAGGTTGACGGCGCGCGCGACGCGTCGGGCAACCTGACGAAAATCTACTTCGACATGGGGCGGCAGATTCAGCAGCTCGGCCATGAATTGCCGCTGGCGACGAATGATATCGCCGACATGGTGACAGCCGGCGCCCGTATGGGTATCGCTCGCGAACACCTGATTGGCTTTGTGCGCGACGCGGCGATGATGTCGACTGCGTTCGAACAGGCGCCGGGTGAGCTGGCGGACAGCGTGGGCAAGATTGCCGGGGTCTTCAAAATCCCGGTGACCGCGATCGGCGAGCTTGGCGACGCGATCAACTACCTTGACGACAACGCCCTGTCGAAGGGCGGCGACATCATCCGCGTGCTGCAGGGCGACCTTGCCGGCGCGTCCGCGACGATGGGGCTGTCCGCGAAGAATGCCGCCGCGCTGGCGTCGACGCTGCTGACCCTTGGCGAGTCGGCCGAGCGAGCCGACACGGCCGCTGCCGGCATGATGCGACAGCTGCAAGTCGCGAAGATGAACCCGAAGCGGTTTCAGGTCGCCGTGCAGATGCTCGGCATGACGGCCGACCAGCTTCAGAAGGGCATGATCGACGACCCGCAGGCGATGATTCTTGACGTCCTGGGCCGCATCAAGAAGCTTCCCGTAGAGCAGCAGATGGAGGCCGTTACCCGCCTGTTCGGCAAGGATTGGGGCGGCGCGATCGCGAAGCTGGCGAACGGCGTCGACGAGTATCGGCGCCAGCTTGAGTTAGCGAACGGCGCGGCGGCAAAGGGCAGCATGTCGCGCGAGTTCCAGGCGCGCATGCAGACCACTGCCGCACAGTGGCAGATTGCAAAAAACCGCATGACGGAAGTCAGCGTAACGATCGGTAGCGCACTGCTGCCGGCCATCAATGATCTGCTGAAGTCCGCCGGGCCGCTGGTCGAGCGCTT